TGGTGAAATTGCTGATTATCACAAGTTTTTGGAAAAACAAAAAGCTAATGGAAGGCTTGGCGGTAGGCCTAAGAAGGGTAAAAAACCCATTGGTAACCCACCGATAACCCAATCTGAACCCAAAAAAAGCCTAAACAACAAACAACAAACAACAAACAACAAACAAATAAATACACCTGAAGGTGTAAGTGATGATTTATGGAAAGATTTTTTGGTTTACAGAAAAAGGCTGAAAGCTCCAGTAACTGACAGAGTTCTTTTAAGGCTTATAAAAGAAGCTGAATTAGCCAAGATGCCATTGGATCAGGTATTGGAAACCATCATTTTTAAAGGCTGGAGGTCTTTTGAAGCCTCTTGGATTACTCAAGCAGTTCAGAAAGCAAAGGAATTACCTTTAGGAACGAATGAGCAGATTGAAGCAGCTTATCGCCAGGAACTAGGAAAAGATCCTGCTTTGGCTCGATTTAATAGCTATTTTGATATGAGAAATTTCATTATTGAACATCGTGAAAAAAGGAAAGTTGCATGAACTATTTATCGGTTTGCTCTGGTATTGAGGCTGCAACAGTAGCTTGGCATGACATGGGCTGGAATCCATTGGCCTTTAGTGAAATTGAGAAATTTCCATCACAAGTGTTGGCTCATCATTATCCGAATACCCCAAATCTAGGGGGTATGACTAAATTTAAGGAGTGGGATTTTGGAACAAATAGATTGGATTTACTCGTTGGAGGAACCCCTTGTCAATCGTTCTCAGTTGCAGGACTCAGAAAAGGACTTGAAGATCCAAGGGGAAACCTTGCCCTTACCTATGTTGCAATTCTTAATAAATTTAGACCCAAGTGGTGCATTTGGGAAAATGTGCCAGGTGTCCTCAGTTCAGGCAAAGGAAGGGATTTTGGAGCCTTCCTTGGGGCGCTGGGCGAACTCGGCTATGGGTGGGCCTACAGAGTGCTTGATGCTAAAAACTTCGGAGTCGCACAAAGACGCCGTAGAGTGTTTGTTGTCGGATGTCTTGGAGGTTGGGAGTCTGCCGCAAAAGTATTATTTGAGTCCGAAAGCCTGTTAGGGAATATTAAACAGAGCAGAAAAAAGAGGGAAGAAACTTCCACAGACTTTATACCAAGCATTGCTAACTGCCTCGAAACAACTTGTAACGATTACAGCAGAGCAGATGGATTCAATATGATTGCTCAACCAACAATTTCATTTGACGAAAGAAACATACAATTTTTTAGTAATCAAAATTACACAACTTGTCCTACTTTAACTGCTACTGACAATAAAGGAGCAAAAGCTGTTTGTTATGAAAACCACGGAACAGACAGCCGAATAAAAGAAATTGATGTAAGTCCTACTGTTACTGCTAGATGGGGTACAGGCGGCAATAATGTGCCATTAGCTATGCAAGGTAATTTAATTGGTCGTGATGCTGGTGGCCCAAATGGAATTGGTGTATCTGATAGCAATACTATGTACACATTAACAAAGACTGATGTTCATGCTGTTGTTACTGGTTTTAATTCAAATGCAAGACCTGATGAAATGACATTTTTACAAGAACAATCTAATACATTAACTACAAGTCAAAATTCAGCAGTATTTTGCGATACATACAATGGAACAATACAAGGTGATGTTGCTGCAACAATGACTGCTGATATGGCAGGCCCTACTCATAGCGGCCCTAAAGTTATGCAAAACATGGCAGTTCGTAGATTTACAGAAGTTGAATGTGAGCGTTTACAGGGATTTCCAGATAATTACACAAACATCAAAGAAAACTGCCCTAGTGGAGCAAGATACAAATCATTAGGAAATTCAATGGCAGTTCCAGTAATGAAATGGATTGGACAAAGAATCCAGCAAGTTGAAAATGGACTTATTTAGTGAAAAATACCGACACCAATGCGAAATCCGCTATTTGCTTTCCATCAGGCACAAGTACGGCATCGCAGAAATACGCAAGTTGCTATCTAACTCAAACTTTGCGCCAAGACTCCATCAAATCCAGCTCGACATGGCAAATCAATGGAGAAAAGGCAACAGAGGAACAATCAAAGGACAATGGCTATGAATCTTGAACAATTAACTGAAAACAGGGTGGAGGAAGCATTAATTAAGCTTTCTTCTACAGACGAATCTCATGCAGCTTGGGCTGGTCAAGTTAAATACCTTGAGGAAGGCTTAAAACAAGCCAAGAGCCATTCTTTCCTACTAGCTGATGGCACAGTAGCCGAAAGAGAAGCAAAGGCTCTATCAAGCGATAAATACGCACAGGCGGTATTGGCTTGGACTGAAGCTTTAAAGCAATTTAAGAAAATAGACAATGAACGCAATCATGAAATGCGGATTATTGATATTTGGCGCACTTTATCTTCTAATCGCAGACAAGGAAATATGTAAATGAAAGATTTTAGCCAACCATTTTTAGATGCAAAACGTCTTTTAGACGAATACTACAAAGCCATGATTGCTCAAGATAGAGCCACAGCTTATCAAATTGCCAATTCTTTTGTAGAAACTGCTTTAAAGCTAGAAGATATTGCTCATGCGGATTAAAAAGTTTGATCAAGCCCTTCATGATAAGTACGATCCACCAGCTAGAGCTGCGGTAGCTGAATGGATTTCTATGAAATGGGGGCTTACAGCTTTAGATAATCCTGATATTTATGGCACAGACTTAATTATTCATAGGGGCTCTGTTCCTGTAGGGTTTGCCGAAGTTGAGGTTAGATCCTGGAATCCCCATTGTCCTTTTCCTACAATTCATGTGCCTGTAAGAAAAAAACATATGCTAGAAGTACCTAAAACGCTGTTTTTTGCATTAAACCAAGATATGACTCATGCTTACTGGATTAAAGGATTAACTGCTTTACCTTTTCCATTTTGGGAAATGAAAGATGATACTAAACATGAACTTTATTATGATGTTCCAAAGCATTTATTCAAATATGTGGATTTAACTGAATTATTCTAATGAATACAAAAGCCCATTATGAAAAGCTGGCTAGATTAGGTTGCATATTATGTATGCAGCATGGAATCAATACAAGCGATACACCAACTGAAATTCACCATGTAAGGCGGTATGGAGGCCAGAGAAACTTAGCTCCAGCAATAGGACTTTGTGCTTATCATCATAGGCTTGGAGATAATAGTTATCATGCTTTAGGAGCTAAAGGCTTTACAAAGTATTGGGGATTTAGTCCTGAAGATCTTATAGAAAAAACAAATGACTTATTACAAGAAACGAGTTGATGAAAACCAAAAAACCCTTGTTCATACCTTTATTGCGTTGGGGGCAAGTGTTCTCAATCTTTCTACTGTTGGCAGGGGCTGTCCTGATTTACTTATTGGGTATAGGGGTAAATCTGTTCTTGTTGAAATAAAGCGTGATGCTAAAGCTACTTATACAGAACCTCAAATCAAATTTATGCAGGAATGGAGAGGTGGAGCAATAAGCCGAATAGATTCAGTTGATGCTGCTATTAGATTAATTAAAATGCTTGACATGGGTTAAGATTGACCTAAAATTAACGGAGCTACGATTTGTAGCTTCTTTTGCAAAAGGAAAATAGCAATGAAAATGGGCAAAACAACTGATCCAAACAGCACTAAAGGCATACCAGCTAAAGGTGTAGTAGTTCCAAAAGGTGCTGATGCAGCCGATACTAAAGGCGAACGTCATGCTAAAGCAGTTCGAGGCGGTGTAGCAATGGGCAAAGAAGATGCTATTGGCTCTGACAAAGAGTTCAACACAGGCCGTACTGCTGGTGTTTGCTATGAGCATAAGCGCACAGCTTATGGCGCAGAAGATAAAAACGAAAAAGACCCTATGTAATGCGAAAGCCCTGGGTGCGTGACCTCCCAAGGCTTTCTAACCAAATAGTAATCGGAGAACTAGATGGCTGTAGAAAAGAATAAAGACAGTTGTAATTCCTGTCTATTTTTCGTTGTAGGTGAACGCATGGGAATCTGTAAGCGATTCCCTTCTGCCGTTAATAAATCCAATGACGATTGGTGTGGCGAATGGCGTATAGCCGAAAGCGAAGCTTTAGAGGCAATGGTTTGGTCTATAACTGAACCAGTATTGATTTCTGACAAAAAGAAACCAGGAAGGCCAAGAAAAGCATGAAACTCAAGCCATTAGCAGATAAAATTGTTGTAAAACCTGATGTTCGTGAGCTTTCTAGCATTATTTTTGTTGATAACAAAGAAGTAGAAAACATGGGTACAGTCATAGCTGTAGGCCCTGGAAAGAAATTATCAGGTGGTCGCAGAGAAGATATGCCTATTCAAGTAGGTGCTAGAGTTCGATTTGGCACTATGAATGATGATAAGGGCGAGGAGTATTTGCGTTATTTCCCTTATGTTGAAGATGGCGTTAAATATTTAATTATGAGCTGGGCTGACATTTGTTGGGTAAGCGAATGATTTATTACATATATCAACATCGTAAAACTGATACAAATGAAATATTTTATGTTGGTAAAGGCAAATGTAATCGTATGAATGGGTTACAAGGTAGAAATAATTATTGGAAAAATACTGTTGCAAAACATGGGTTTTTTGCAGAAAAGCTATTTGATAGATTAGATGAAGAATTGGCTTTATTGGCTGAAATTGAAATTATTGATATTTATAAAAAACGTGGTATTAAGTTAGTAAATATGACTAATGGAGGCGAAGGCACTTCAGGTCATAGTTATATAAGGTCAGACGAAACAAAAAGAAAATTATCTGAATCTAAAAAAGGAATACCAGGTAAATTTAAGCCAGAACACGTTACCGAAGAAATGCGTAAAGCTATAACCGAATCAAACAAACGCAGAAAAGGAATTCCTACTGGGATAGCTTCTTTTGCTGGTAAAAGTCATTCTGATGAGCATAAAGAATATATGCGTAAAAAAATGACTAATCGTGTATTTTTTCCTGAAACTTTATTAAAAATGAGTATTGCTCAAAAGAAAAGGTTTAATAAAAATGCTTAAATTCTTTAAAAAATGCTGGCCTTGGAAGTCAAAATCCATGACTGCTACTGAAATCATTACTTCATGGGCTAAATTTAGCAATGAAGATGAAAAACTTGCTGAACGAGAAAGAATATTTCAAGAAGGTATTAAACGCAAACCAGCCCTTAAAAAGGCTACAACTAGGAGCAAAACGATGTCACTAAAGAAATCAGCTAGTCCTAAAGCATTTAAACAAAACATTAAAACTGAAGTAAAAGCTGGTAAACCAGTAAAACAAGCCGTTGCCATCAGTTACGCTGTTAAAAAAGAAGCAACTAAGAAAGGTAAAAAATGAACATTGTCTTTACAGTAGATCAAATTAACTCTATTTTGGCTTATTGCGACCAAATGCCATATAGATTTGCTAAACCATTGATTGACCAAATCCAAGCTATTGCTGAACCTCAAGTTAAAGCGCAACAGACTGAGCCTATAGCCGTAGGTGTAAACCCTGTAGAAGTAGAAGAATAATGACAACTCCTAACGTATACATTCCTTATCCAGTTCCTCAATCTATTGATCAGGTTCAAGCGGATATGAACGCTATCATCTATCAGCCTGGAGTTCCACAAGAGTTGCAAGATCAATGGAAAAACGTGGAAAATAGTCCACAAGTGCAAGCTGATGTAGATCAAGCAGAAGCTAATAGCGATTCAATGGCTAACGAATAACTGATTTTTAAAAATAAATATCAATTAAATCATGGACATGGAACAGGAAACAGAGAAAACTCGTGAAGAAAAGATTTCTGAAAGCATGAG